GGCGTGAAGTTCGCTGTCGTCGCGAGTGAGGAAGGGACGTGCGTGCGCAATCACGCCGTTAAACACAAACACACACACACACACACACACACACACACAC